TTCGTTGATCCGATCACAACTCAGCTACTCCGTCGGAGCCCCACCATGACAATCATCGCTCTATCGCACATGTGGTTGCTAAAGGTAGTATTGTATTGTTTATAGACGAAGGTCATCCGACTGTAAAGATAAATGACTAACTAACATGTGAGATCAACACATTTAACTGGCACACACTCCTGAGGTTGGTGAATGAATACATATGAGTATGAAGGCTCATTGGTAAAGAGGTAGAGTTGATATGTTTGGGAGAATCCTAAAAACCTAAAACTATGCTAGTATGTTAGTCATTGACTGTGCCGCTCACTTGATAAGACTTGATCACTCTTTTTCCAACAGCTGAAAGAAAATCTACAGCACCGTACCGGTCATCCTGAGTTCCGACTGGAGGATGAGGTTGATGCAGGCGTGCAAGAATCTCGTCAACAGCAGCTCGTCCTAGTCCTTTGGTTAAGGTGGTAACCCTCTTGCCGAGATCAGTGTCTTGAAATCTTGGCGTGTCATCAGTCATAGCTGCAGCAGTCTTCATGTGATGGGCATAAGGGTGTGAGTGAATCGTCCTACCAGAGTCGGGCAGAGCAGTGAGAGTGGCATCAACATCCCTTGCAGTTATACGAACCGGACCGTGATGTATACGCAAAGTGTATGAAGTGGGTCCATCCAACCTTTGAACTAGTCTACCAACACCCATGTATGCATGTCCAGACAACTGTCTCTGTACTGTAATCAACAAGTTCCAAGATTCGTGCACACCTTTTGGGGGATAGATCAATTCATCATGCTGTCCCATTCCTTGAAATGTAGTGACCACTGAACCAACCGCAGGATGCTGATCAAACTCGCTAGTCGACGCTAGATGTGATGCATAAGTATCGACTACGGCTAGATTGCGCGATTCGAGTTGCTGCAAGTCTTCAGTTAGCTCAGCTATCTGTCCCATACTAGTGTCCTTCTCTCCCAATAAGATAGCCACTATCTGTTTCTGCATGGAGATGATATCTACATTCATAACCTTCTTCATGTAATCGCCGAGAGCAGAAAACCGATGGTACATGGTCTCCAAATCCGTCAACGTGTCACGCGGGAACGCGACAAAGTCTTCGGATAAGTCATCCACGATGTCACCTTTGTTTCGTAATTCTGCAACAACATATGGTTTAGTGTTTGATGAGATGTCAATGTAAACCCTTAACCTTAATATACCTTGCATAGCCTCAACGATGAATAGCCCGTAGTCCTTAAACTGTTCAAAGATTCCAGAAGTTAGACCACCATTCAATTTACGTTTGTCAACCCACAGATTCATGCTATGTCGTTCAACTCCCTTAACCATATCATGAATAGTAGTACTAACTTTTGATACCTTATGGTCAGCAACACGAGAGATAATTTGAGTGATTTCTTCTGCCGTCTTACCACTAACGATAGCTTTAGCAAATATTGGGATGAGTTCTCTCAATGAAGCTTCATGTTTAAGTATCTTCTGTAGCTGGACAAGGTTGTAGGATGAGTTCGCTAATGAAGCGGTGTCTGTAGCGATAGTAACTGCAGTAGTTGCATCAGCTGTAGCAGATGTGACAAAATTAAATGGAAGCATGGCACCAGTAATTCCAGTAGCTAATCCTATATTTTCGGCGATCTGGGCGGTGGTAGTGATGATGTCTTGTACAGTGTTATTGCGCACACTCTCAACTAACGCGATAAGATCACCTCTAACTTCGCCGATTCGATCAGTGTTGTTCTTGATGTTCTTATTGATGACGGAAATATCCTGACGTACTGCTCGTTCAAAGTGCCCAACCATTCTAGCCGTACGTATGACATTCTTTTCAGTTTCACTAATCTCACCTTCTGTACTGTACAAGTTTTCAGCCAAGTGTTCAATTTCAGAATCAATATCAGAGATAGCAGTGTTCAAGCCTTGTCGCGTTAAGTTAGCTGTCCTAGCGGTTTGATCGAGCTTAGCTGCAAGTTCGAAACCATCAGAGTCGAAGACCGTTAAACCTTCATTAATCTGCGAAGTAGTTCCGTAGTCTTGACGACGAAGAACACCCTTGCCAACTAGATCATCGGGTCCACGTAGCGCAATTCGAGTCCTGAAAGCCATGTTTTCACTGAGGATATGTGATACTGTAATTGAT